CTCTAGCTGATGCATAGTCTATAACAGATGCACTAATCGGCATTGAGCCATCTATTCCAGAATGTGAGTGGTTTGATACTACTATCCCACCAATTTTTACACCTTCAGCTACATCAATATCCCCTGTAATTATTCCACCATCTCTTCTTAAATACTGTGGATGAGCGTCTCCATCTAGTCCGTCCAAATCACTGTGCGATGATCTTAAGTCCATTCTTTTTTCTGAGTCAACTGGAATGTCAAAGAATATTTGCTTATACTTTTCTAATTCTTCTGTTTCTACAGTAACAAGAACCTTTGTTCTTTGTGCAGCTAAAGACTCTAACTGAGTTATATAATTTACATACCTTCTCTTAAGTCTTATCATCTGAGAAAGAGCGTCTACTTTTTTGCTCATTTGAACTCTTCTTTCGACATAGTCGGAAGTAACTGAGCCTAAGTTTCCTGTTATAGAGTTTCTTGCTACAATGATTTCGCCCAATAATGTTGGACATTCGTTACCTATTGATGTGGTTGTAAAATCTAACATTAATGGTTCTACAACTTTTGATTTAAAGCTAAGAGCTGGTAATAAGTAATTTGAATAAAATACACCACAAGTGTCTACAGTATCTCTTTTTAGTCCATTAGATAAAGATTGTATTTCTGATGTATAAGAGTTTATTTTGATCGAAAAAAAAGCTTGGAACTGGGCTGCTTGTTTCTTAGAGATTTGATCCAATTCGGATTGGGGAATTGATGTGGGCGGGTCTGTGATTTCCTTGGCAAGCTGTTTCGTATAGTGGATTGCTGTCTTTGCCCAATCGGATAAGTGCCTTGCAATTTCGCCTTCTGTTTCATCCCTATATTCCTCCCCAAATTGATGTGTAACTATGTTTTTAATTGTTAATATTTCATTTCTTAAATACGACAATATTTTTTTAGTTTCCGCCAAATGACCAAAAGATGTGTAATTTATTGTTAAGTCATACTGCTTAATTAATTCTCTACATGATCTACACAAGTGCTTAGAAGCAAATTGATATTCTGTATACGGAATAAAATTTGGAAAAGAAAGTAAACTGGCTTTTTCATTATGCTTTAAGGCATCTTGCCATACAGCTTTGTGTGAATTCTCCAAATCAATATTGCAATAAGCGTTAATATTTACTTGGTCTAGGTTTGATTCTATTTCTTTTAACAACTGGGTAATAACAGACTCGCAGTAATAAACATTATTTCTTACTTCTGTAATCGTAGGTTGAGATAATGTTGTTATATACCTTGTATCTGGAGTATTATTCCCATAGGTATTATTTACCGAATTTCTAGCTCCAAGAGAAAGAAGACTTGAAGACTCATTGGCTACATCAGAAAATACATCTTCTACAGGATTGCTTTGCCCTAAACCATATTGCGCCATTAGAATGTCTTTCTTTTAATCTTAGAATTAGATCTACCACCAAAAGATTTTTTATAACCAAATTTTTGCGGCATAAGTTTATCAGCTCTTCCAGTTAAACTAGATCCTAGTTTATCATCTTTATCATCATCGTCATTGTTTACTGGTTTTGGCATAAAGAATGTGTTGGAAAATGATTCTGTTCTTGAGGCAAAACGAGCTTTATGCAAGTCGCTATAGTTTTCCGTAATGGCTAAAAGAGCTAATATCAAGGCGTCATGTGCGTGATCAACAGCTGAGCCGCCGGCTTCAAATACAGGTCTTCCAGTTTGAGTTGTTCTTACCACAACATAAGAGATCAATTGCATATATATTTCTGCGTCTCTCTCAGAAATGGCCAAGACTTCTTTTTCCAAATATTGTCTAAGATTATCTACCATGTAAGGTTTGATTTCTTTTTTAACATTTTGTTTAGTGTACGGGTCTTTAACGTCTATTGTTTCGCTAAAGCTAACGCCCTTAACTCTTTCTTTCAAGCCACTCATAGGATTTTCTACACCATATTTATGCAAGAGCTCGACCTGGACTTCTCCGTAGCCCCTGTCAACATAGATATGTTTTGGTTTAAAAATATTATTAAGTTCAACTATTCTAGATACAGCTTTAGTTAATGTATATTCTGATCTAGGTATTTCTTCTCTATAACAAATTTTTACTTTGTTTCTAAATCTTTCTTCTTCATAAGTGTCAGAGCAGGCTTCAAGAACAACTATATTAGTTCCAGCTCCATACTTGTCCCAGTCAACACCTATTGTATGAAAGCTTCTTGCTGAAGTAAGTTCAGGGTGATAATCCCAACCTGGTTCCATAAACGCTTTGTCAACATATTTTCTAGGGTAAACACCTTCTGCATCTTCGCCCCAGTCAGCTTCAATTTCATGCCTATATCCAATTTCTGAATATTGTTCTCTAAATTCGTCTTCTTGATCTTTAGAAAAATAAGGGTTGCAATATGATGGAAACCAAAATTCTTTAAATCTTTCGCTCCTACACCATTCCCAAAATCTTTCTCTTCTACCAGTAGGGGTAGATGCGCCAATCAAAACTTTATCTGGCTGATCTTCTGCTGTCTTTTGAAGCATTGCGTAAAGTGCATCTAGGTCATCTGCATGCATGTAGTCCATTTCGTCCAATACAATCATGTGTGCTTCTTGACCACGAGCTACGTCTGATTTACCACCTGAGCGCATACCAGATGTGAAGAATCGTATTGTTGATCCATTAGTAAATTGAATCATGAATTGAGGGCTTGTTACCTTTCTTACTATTGAGTTTGTAACAATTTCATTCTTAGAGGCAAGTCTTAATATTTCTTGATAGATTAATTCAACGTGTGATTTCATTGGTGCAATAACAAGACATCTTCCGTCTTTATGTGTATAGCTATAGTGGATGAGTGCAATTGCCATACTAAAAGTTTTACCAAGACGACGACCAGCTCTAAGAACTTTTCTTACTGATGGGTCACGAAGAATCAGAGTTTGGTACACTCTAGTTTCAGCTTCAAGAAATTGCCTAGCCCAAATACATGGATCTTTAGCTATATGTATTTGCCTTTGTTGTTCAGCTGAAATTCCTAGATCCATCAACTCAAGATCTAATTCAAATGGCTCATCAACTAAAAGTGCTAATTCTCTATTTGTTAATGGACGTTCAATAATTGGTTCACCATTAGCCCAATTGAGATGATTTAATTTATTTTTAAAAACCCATTCAATTCTATTAATTTGTTTGAATGTTTCAACATCTTGGTCTTTAATAATTTCAATTAAATCTTCTCTAGAAAGTTTTTCTAATGATTTTCTAAATGCTATTGTTTTATTTTGTAAAGAGTTCATAGATTATCCAAAATGAGCTGCCATCATACCAGCCTCAGATCCAAGTAAACTTCGTGCATTAAGCCTTGAGTTTTGAATTGCCATAACACCTCTAGATCTTGAAGTTGCTGCTACTTCGTTGTCTTTAAATCCTGTACCAAACATTGGTTTATTAATACTTCCTTGCATTGACTTAATTGCATCTTTGGCGAAGTTCATTCCGCCAACTGCTATTTTACCAACACCCTTACCTATATCATACATCAATTGAGCGTTCGCCATCACTGAAAGTGGACCCATTGCTGCGCCCAACATTCTTGTTCCACCCAATCTCATTGCAAGCATGCCTTCGGACCTAGCTCCGGCTCTTATCATCTGAAGGCCGGTTCCCATTGTTTTTCCTCCACCTATACCACGCATCAGTGCATTGCCTGCGTATTTTCCGCCAACTGACATTTCAGCTTTAAAAGCTCCCATTGCTGCACGGCTTGCGACCCTATCCCCACCATGCACGGCTTTAAATCCTTTGTTTAAGGTTGCAAGACTTCTTGTGCTCATATTTTCTGCATTTAAAGCGCCATTATAAAATGATGTTATTCTATTGCTCAGTGTTCCTTTTGTCATAGTCGATGCAATTGCGTTTGATGGATTTGCAGCTATTGCTGCTGCGTTAGTTGCAGCTGCCGCATTCCCAGTGGCCATTGCTGCATCCCCTGCTACAGATACACTTCTTGCAAGCATTGGAGGCATTGCCATGTTTGCTCTGGCTGTTGCCGATCTTGCCAACTGAGCTTCTAGTCTAACAGCTCTGCTGCCTTGCACCGCATTCATTGCTGGGTTTGCCGCTGATTGCACACCAGCTATATTTTCTATCATTGTGGCTCTTTGGGCTTGAGCTCTAGTGAATCTCTTTAAGGCTCTTCCCTCTAGGGCTGCAGCTCCACCTCTAGCCTCTCCAACCTTAATGGTATGTTCTATCCCATGCAATTTATTGAGACTATCTATTCTTCCTAAAACGCCACCAGTAAAAACTTTATCTGTTTTTGGATCAAAATTTTGTGGAAGGCCCATTGTTTTTCTAAGGCCTTCATTTTTTGCTGCAAACATTCCCATTTTATTTATTCCGCCACTTAAACTTTGGAATGGATTGTATGCGCCTGCTATATCTCCGCCACCAAGTGCACTTATGCTGTGTAGTCTATTTACTGCTCTTGGATTCAGGTTATTTGCTCTTGCTGGATTAAAAAATGGAGTCTTACCTTTTGACGCTGCACTAGCTGCCCTTCTAGAAAGGAAAGGAGATCTTGTTAACCTACTTCTAGCACTGCCTCCCATAAAAGATGTTGCAGATGGTGTTTGCCTATAGTTACCTCCAACAAATGCGCCATACTTTTGTGCTCTTCTAACTTGGCTAGCAGTACCAGCGCCAGCAACGTCCATGAAACCACCACTAACTAAAGTGTTTCCATATCTTCTTGCGTTAATTAACGCAGCTTGTCTCGCCCCAGGTGTAAACTGACCCCAGTCAAAACCAGAGCTTACATCTGGCTCTTCTATTGGACCAGGTGCTGGTCCCGGTCTGGCCATTAGCCTCTCCTCTAATTATGCATGCCCAGAACTATGTTCCCACTTGCATTTAATCTTTCAGCATTGAGTGCTGATTGATTATAAAATGGTGATTGAGTCATTATTTGTTGATTGGCTTTTGCTGTTGCTATAGGACCAGCTACGGCACCAGTTGTTCCTATTGCGCCTCCAACAAGTGCTCCAGCTGCTGTCAGACCAGCTGTGCCCATAGCACCAAGGCCAAGCCTTTTTCCGAGTGTTGCTCCAGCGATTCCACCAATTGCTGTACCAGTAGCAGCCATGCCAAGGGCTGCCTTACCACCAGGGTTTACTCCATGCTTTATAGCATTGGCTGGCAAAACTCTTCTTGCAATTCTTGATCCAGGCAAACCTGATGATCCATATAACAAAGAAGGAGTTAAATCTCCTCCTAAAATTTTTCTATCAGCTTGTGGATCACCAAAGGCAACGTCCATTCCAGCATCTATTGCAGCTGGAGCAACTGCGTCATACAACCCTTTTATTCCTGCGCCAACCATAAGTGCGGCAATACCTACTTTGCCAGCTGTGCCCATGCCGGAATAATTCATTCCACTAGTCATAGCTTTTTTGCCTATAGATAAACCTGAAGTTAATCCTCTTGCAACCATTGATGATACTGGCATGTTTATGCTCCGTAAAGGTGATTATATTTATTGGCACCCATTTTTGTATGTCCTATTTTATTTCGATCCAAATTTCCTACAACTCCAGCTGTAACCAATGGGTCTCTTCTAGATGAGGTTTGACTTGCCATTGCTTGATCAACCTGATTAAAGTCATTAATTGACATTGGTCCCGTCTGCTCTAATGGCTGTTGTGCCATTACTTCGTTTAATGGATCCTCTTTAGATTTCCTTGTAGCTAAATAGTAACCAGCACTTAGCGCAGCCACAGCTGCTACAGTGCCATAAACTTTAGGTTTAATTCTTTCCATTTTAGACATTAATTCTCTATTAATGCCAACTTCACTAGCCGCTCTTGTTGCTTTTTCTAATCTGCCAAAAAATGCAGGATTTTCTTCACCTCTTCTAATTCCTGCTTTCAACAATTCCACTTGTGATGTTGCCGATGCTCTTGTGGCTATATCTGATGCAGTTCCAGTTGCAAGTCTACGTGCCTCTCTTAATGCTTCTTCTGAAACTTTTGGAGTTAAAGTAACACCTTCTGCTGTTGCGCTTGCAAGATTGTAGGTTAAACCTTTTCCTGCAGCTATTGTGTCAGAATCTATTCCTTCTGCAACTGTACCAAGTACTCTTGCTATGTCACCTGCACCTTCAGCCTCTCCCTCAATTGAACCTATTACCAATCCGCCTTTTTGTAATCTTTCTGCAAGTTCTCTTACTCTGGCAATTCTTTCTTGTGTTCCTTTTTTTGAGGCAAAGAATTGCATATGCCCTAGTGCTTGCTCTCTTGTAGTTGCTAGTCCTGCTGCTACCATAGCTTCTGGGTTGCCACCAGTTGTTTCAATTAATTCTTGGCTAGCTTGATATATTGATCTAGCTTCTGCAAAAGCTGTTCTCCTTGCGTGTGCTCCATTACCTCTAAGAACTTCTCCACCAAGCACCATGTTGATGGTTGGACTTAAGTGAGGTCTTTGCCTTGTTGCTACCGAAAGTCTAACTAAATTGGTTTTTGAGTTTAATGCTTCTTGTGTTAGCAACCCAACTTTTTTACCAGATGAATCTAGTGTTTGTATTTTTCCCAAAATAGATGATGGAACCATCACAAGACTTTCTGTATTTACAAGTTCCTTTTGAGTGCCACCATGAAATACTCCCAGGTCGCTAAAGTATTTCATGCTATCACCAAGTCTTGCTTTCATATTTGCTATTCTAGTTGCGTTATTGGCCATACCTACCGGATCGGATAAGTCATCAAGCCCACTTAGTGCAGATTGTATAAGCCCTGTATTTCTTGCACCTTGTGTTGATGTTAATTCTGACAGTGTAACAAATGCTGATCTCACTTCTGGATTTATTGATGCTGAACCTATTCCGGCCTTATACAGAGCGTTTCTATATGCGTCTGCCATTGCCGGTTTTATCGCATCAAACCTTCCCCTCATTAAACTGGTTATAGATGTGTCTATGGTCCCAGTGTCTGCCATGAATGGCAGTTTGATTGTGCTTCTTGTCGCAGTTAGTCCTCCAATAAAATCTGCTTCTGTAGCATCAGTTATCTTTGGCGTAATTGCATCAATCAGTGGAACTCTACTTGATCCAGTTATTAGCTTGTTAATAGAATCAATTTCTCCAGATTGTATTGGACTTACCCCTAATGAAAGTATTTGAGTTTGATTGTTTGGTAGATTGGATCGAGCTGGTAAACCTCTCATTTTTTGTAAAGTAGTTCTAATGTGAGCTTCTGCATCAAAACCTGCTGGTAGTGATTGTGCTACTGCATCGTCTCCTGTAAATAATTTAAACGTTTTTGAGCTAGGATCAAACTTTATAGTTCCTTTTAATCCAGCAAGTTCGGGAACAACATTTTCTGTACCCTCTGGAGATATACCTAATTGCACTCTTTG